ACCTTGGCTGTCCGGTTGTAGACTTTGATTCCGACGTGTCTCTCATGATTTCGGACCTTGCAAACATTTCAAGGATGCAGGGATTCTCCCAAGCCGTCATGTGCTCACAAAAAAAGCCCGAATGGATTCAACTTGGCCCTCGAACACTATTGTGGATGAAGATGCCAGAAGAGCCTGATGCCAAGGCACCTACCTTTGAATTTGCTAGCCCTAGCCCGGATATTGGCTCATCTCTTGAGCTCTTAAAGTCATTCATTCAGCTTTATCTATCGAGTGAAAAGATTGATGCAAAAGCGATTGCTTCGATCGGTGAAGCCTCTAGCTTTTCTTCTGGCTTTGAGCGTTTCTTAGCCCTCATCGAGAAGTTTGAAGCAAGTGCCGATGACCTTGAGCTCTTTAGAACAATCGAAGCAGAGTACTTTGAGCTAGTTAAGCTTTGGATCAATGCCTATTCGGATACCACAGATGGACTGGTTGGAGACCTTAAAGGCGCAAGCATTCCTGAAAACGCTTACGTTACCTCAAGATTCAACAAACCTCAGATGATTCAAAGCTTTGACGAAAAGGTAGATACAAATCTCAAACTTTTAAGCGGCAAAGTTAAATCCAGGCTAAAGGTCATCAAAGACATCTTTGAAGTTGAAGATGCAGTCGCTCAAGAAATGCTAGCCGAAATTGACTCTGAGTCGAAGGAGCTAAATGGCCAAACTTCCTAAAGCCATCACAAGAGTCGTCGGACAAGAGAGCGTTTATCTAAAGGTAGATCTCACAGAGCTCTTTGGAAAAGAGATTCGAGATGAAAACTTGCGCCTAAAGATCGCGCAAGCTGCAATGGATAAAATCATTGACCGCACTCAGGAGGGGCTGGACCGAAACGGTCGGCCTTTCCACAAATACTCAAAATCCTACATGGAGTCGCTTGCCTTTAATCTAGATAAAACAGGCGCTACTCCTAACCTCACTCTGACAGGCGATATGCTTGGAAATATGGACGTGGTTGATGACGACGAAACTTCCTTTACGATTGCCATTGATGATATGGACGCTCCAAAAGCGTTTAACCACATTACAGGCGACACGTTGCCGCGTCGTGATTTCTTTGGGCTATCAAAAAGCGAATTAGACGACCTTCGAAGTGAATTTGAGGACGAAATTGAATAATGGCTTTTGTTAGAAGCTTTATCAAGAAACGCCAATTTGCTCAGCTTATGCAGCTAGATGAGTCAGAGTTAAACAATGTGGCAGAATTTGCTGTAATGCGGATCCGTAGTGCGACAATTCAAGGAAAATCTCTTGCCACAGGGCAGAAGTTTAAGCCGCTAGCAAAGTCCACAATCACCACAAGATTCAGGGCCCAGAAAAAAGGAACTAGCCTGTCAGAGTTTTTCATCCCAAGAAAATCGCATCTCACCTTCACAGGTCAAATGATTGCTGCGCTCACTGCGATGATCAACACCAGAAAGCAGACAATCACAGTAGACGTGGACAATACGCCAAGAAAAGGCAGCTACCTCACCAACCAAGATGTAGCCAGACACGTCGAAGAGCGTGGACGACCTTTTATCGGACTTGATGAAGCCGGGAAAAAGCGAGTCACCAACATGGTTAAAGCGGTCATGCGAAGAAAACTTCGCGGTGCCCGATCTAAAAACATCTAAGGCACTTGCCAAAAAAAGGAGATATACATATCATGGGAACTAACAATACTGAAGATTCTCGAGCCCAGGGCGGCAATCCAACTATCCCAGAGAGCGATAGTCTGGATCATGAGGTCAATTCTGACGAGGGTAATGATAGCGAAAGTATCCGGAGGCTCCGTGAGGTGTCTTTGGAGAATAAGCAGTTTCGCAAATCTAACGCCGCTCTGAAGCGTGAACTCGCCGACCTGAAAGCCCAAGTTGATTCAATCAATGAATCAACTGCTGAGAAGAATCAGGAGTACAAAAAACTCTATGAGACTTCAAAAGCCAAACTGGCCGAGGCGGAAAAGACACTCAATCAGACGCGCAATGGTTTTGCGTTCAAACTCCTTAAAAGTGACATTACTTCTCGAGCAACGGCAATGGGCTGCAAAAACCCCGATGCGCTAGTGAAACTTATGGGAGAAGATCTCTCAGCAATTGAACTAGAGCTAAAGGGAAGTGACCTTAGCTATGACTCTGACTCTGTGAAGTCGGTTGTAGAGAAGGCCTTTAAAGAGCATTCCTACCTGTTCGAGAAGAAAGCACCGCGAATCGCCGACAACGACCCCTCGATTAACCACAAATTTAATCTTGAGGGATCTTCTGACTTTCAAAGCTCCGATGAATTAATCGCTGCATTGAGAGCAAAAGGTCTCTAAACCAAGGGGCATCCATAACTGGTCCCCTTGCAAATAAGGGGGCCAACCATGGCAGACACATTAGTAACCGACACAGTAACCGCCAACCACAAGCAAAAACTCATCGCCCAAGTAGTTCAAATGGAGTTAGCTAAAAAAGCAAATCTCCTTCAAACTGTAACAGACGTTTCTGTTTTCGCTGAAGATGGTCTTAGCTCAATCTATTTCCCTACCCTTTCTTCTTTCACCGTAACCAAGAAAACTTCTGGCACTGCAGTTGACGCTGTAGCCCTCACTCACGGTGGAGATGAGCTCCTCTTGAACCAACAAGCCGTTGTTCAATGGATCATCGAGAAGAAAGCCGCTAAACAAACTCGAATCTCTACCATTCTTGAGTATGCAAAACGTGCCGCTGAAGCACATGTTCGCGCCGTGAATAAAGACATTGCTGATGCAATCATTGCCGGCGTTCACACTAACAACATTATCGAAACTGAAAGCGATTGGAAAAAAGACTTCACCAACCTCATTGAAGTTTTGGATCTCCAAGAAGTTCCATCTGATCAGCGTGTGGCTCTTGTCCACCCAACTGACTACAAAGGTCTCCTTCAGACTGCTGACTTCGTTGATGCAAGCAAGTACGGCGCTAGCGCTCCTATGTACACTGGCGAAATCGGTCAACTCTATGGCGTTCCTGTGATCAAAACTTCTTTTGTCGCTGCCGGTGCTGCAGTTATGTATCATAAAGCTGCCCTAGCATTCGGATTCCAGTCAGCGCCTGAATACCAGGAAGAAAGCGCACTCGCTCACCTTGGTCGTCGCTACAGCATTGACCAATTGTATGGCCTCAAAATCCTACAAGCTGGCGTGCTGGCTGCAAAACTCGCCCCTGCTACACCGTAAAAGAATAACAACGATGAAAGGGCCAAATACTCTTATTGGGTGTTTGGCTCATTCTTGAGGGCATGAGATGATTTTTCCAAAACTCGTAATAGAGCCAAAGGTGCAGGTTGGTGACAAAACAAGGCTCAATGCCGTGTCTACGTTCATCACCCCTGGATATGGAACTATTACTGCTTTTGAGATTAAGCCTGGTGCAGACAAGGATTTCATCGATGTCTCGGACACGATGTTCCTTGATTGGGCATTTGACACTGAAGGTGAAAAAGAAATTACCGTCCGTGTTGAAACAAGTGATGGCGCTGAATCCGATCCTGTAATTCAATCTCAAACACTCACCAAAATAATCAATGTGGTGACTGCTGCCCAGGATAACTTGTTCTCAAGTGATGACGCACTGGTCGTACATGAGGCAGATATCTTGAATTGGGTTGAAGATGGGAGAAATTCCTTCATCAACTTTCACCGCAGGGCAAGGGATCTAATTCTAGATGAACTAGATGACAGAGGCTACAGGTCTTCAAGCGGATCAAAGCTTTTGCCTTCGGAGGTGCCCTACACTGGGGACCTACGCGTTTGGGCCACATTTCTGTGTTTGGAGCTAATCTTTTCAAATCTCTCAAATGCCGTAGACGATGTTTTCGATAGGAAGCGCACATACTACTCCAAGAAAAAGGATCAAGTCAGTTCAAGATCCTATCTCAGGCTCGATGTTGATGGGGACGGCGTGCAGGATCCGTATGAGGGTTACAATGACTACTCATGCAGAATTGTGCACGGAGGTTAGATGGAGAACGTATTGCCGTTTTTCAGGTCACACCTTCAGACTCTTGGATATAGAGAGTGGGATGATGCTTTTAACAACGAAAACATTCCCTCCTCAAAGATTGATAAATCCTATCATCTAGAGCTCGGAAGCGTTTCAAGTCTCGGCAATAATCAGATAGTTCAAAGCGTTTCAGTGCCTGTCACCGCTAGGGTTTACTTTAAGGCTTTTAAGAAAACATCTGAGGCGCGTGACCTCGCAATCAAATCAGGGAGATTGATTGTTGAGAGAATTTTACTCCCTAAATACCGAGTAACCGGATTCGAGACTGGTCTAAAAAACATAGAGCTCGAATCTATGACAGTAGAAGCAGGATCACTGAGCAACGACAACGTCATCAGGCTTAATATTGCCTGCGCGTGTTTTGTTTCTCTTGATACTTGTGGATGATTTTTGGAGGATAACATGTCTCGATGTCAGCAAAAGATTAAATTCGAACCAGTCAAAGTGTTCTTTGCACAAGTCCCTACCTATTGCGTAATGCCTGAGGCAGACGTTGCAGGTAGCCTTGGAGGAAAGTACTGGACACTTAACCTTCCAGGCGCGCCAAAGTACGTTTGGTATGATACCGGAGAAGACACTGATCCTGCGGTTGTAGGAAAGACTGGTATTGAGGTCTCTATCACAGAAGGCGCTACAGCTAAACAAGTGGCCACAGCTCTTGTTGCAGCTTTAAACGCAGTCGATGGAGTTAGCGCACAACTTGAAAGCCCTAATGGCGCTGAAGTTGTTGTGAAAATCCTAGCTTATGAAGACGTTGCTGATGCTGCCATCGGAACAACCGCCCATGAAATCACAGTTGTGAGCCAGGGATTCTTTCACGACTTTGGTGCCACAGACGGTGACGTTGAGCTCACACTCGACCAGCAATTTTATGATGTCCAGTCTCACCAAAGCGGCACTGAGCTCATCACTTCCCTTGTAACCGGAAACAATGTCGAGGTGACTCTGCCTCTCAAAGATTTTTCAGAAGAAAATCTCGAGATGCTCATCGATAACACCGCCGGTGGAACCTACACCGTAGACACCATTAAG